TACGACAGCTGCATTGGTCACAGTCAGTTCCTGCCGCCCCGCTACAATGCGCTCCTGTATTGCCATATTCGCCTCCCCCAGGGGGCTGGGGCGGTGGGTTGCCCCACCGCCCCAGCCCCTCAGCTAGACCACCAGTACCCGCACCACCAGGCCCGCGGGCACGAAGTCGCCAGCATCCGGGTCAACGGTTACGGCGAAGTTCCTGCCTGGCAGGGCAAAGGCGGCATCGGGCGCCTCCTTCACATCTACAGTGTGTATCATATTGTCCGCCGTGGTTATGCCCGATGTCTTGGCGATGCAGGCGGCCCCAGTAGCCTGGACATTGCTGGCATCATCGAAGCCGCCCGTGATAGTGACGTCGATGTCCAGAGCCGTGGCCGCCATGGTGTCGCAAAGCAGGGTGAACCTCTCCAGGGCCACCATGTTGTCGGGGAACCGCCCCTGGATGATCCCTGCCACGGCGGCGCTATCAGCATGAGGGCCAGTCCACCCGGCATCGGCAATATGAGCCTCAACAGCCCCAGCGTTCAGGGCGTTGTAGGTGCCCACCGGGAAGAACATCTCCTGTTCCCTGGGGGCTTGCAGGTTGATATAGGCCCGCCTGGTGTCGATGCTGTAGCCGGCCAACTGCACCAAGTCGCCTTGCCCCGCCGCCCCAGTTGGATTCGGGCGGGCCTCGGTGATGGCCCCAGCAGTGGTGCTGAGGAACTGCTTGGTGTTTGCCGTGTAGGGCGCATCCTCATCGTAGAGGGTGCACCGCTTGCAGACCTCGATAACATCCCCCGGCTCGCCATCCTCCATAGCGACCCACTGGGCGAACATGGCCATGGTGCTGGCATCGGCCTGAACCCAGCCTGAGCTGTAGCCCAGCATGTTGCCCCGGAAGACTACCCCAGCCAGAGTTAGCTTGGCCTTTCCTTCGGCGTTCTCAATGGCTATAGGGTAAGCCATGTCAGTTTCACCTCCCTCACTCTAGCCTACAGCCCGTCCGTGGCACCGGTGAGCACGGCGGCCTTCTTGAGGTTAAACAACCCCAGCCCGCAATACCACTTGATGCGGGTCCTGGTGGCGTCCTTGTTGTCCAGCTTGCCGATGTCCTCGACCGTCAAGTTGCCGTTCTGGAGGCCACACAGCGCCCCCTTGCCCAGTTGGAAGGCGAAGATGGGCGTGTTGTCGGCGGTATCCGCCCGTGTGGCGGCCGTGTTATAAGCGGCGATGTTGCAGACGCTTAAGGCGTTGTCCGGCAGGTTGTCCAGCACGAAGTCGTTGACCAGGATCGGTATCTCGTTATACTGGGCCAGCCTGATGCCGAGTTCACTCTTGCCAGTGGTGTAGGCCAGGTTCCCGCCACCAGCCCGGCAGAGTTCGGTCAGCTTCCGCACCATGCGCTTGCTGGTCATCAGAAAGTCGGGTGGGCCGCCCAGCACCGCATCTATCAACTCATCCAGCTTGGCCAGGGTGATAGTAGCGCTTGTGGCGTGCATGGCGATGGCCTGGCTATTGTTGACCGCATCCAAGTCGGTGGTGGTGGTGCTTTCGCACTCGGCGATGAGCTGGAGCAATCCCTTAAACCCGTTGGCGTCAATAACGGTGGTGGTGCCGCCCATCACCAGCTCCTTCTTGAAGCGGTCGCTGATGGCCTTGCTCTTGAGTTCCAGCACCTCCTGCTTGACATCCATCTGGTCGCTCCGGGTCTGCGCCACGAAGTTGTCTACATCGGCATCGCCGCCCAGGATGCAGAGCGAGGTGGAGCGCTGCGCCCAGTTCGGGGCCGACTCCGCCCAGGTGTCGCCCACGGTATAGAACTGGGCACCGGCCTCCACGGTCTCCACGTTGTATTTGAGAGAGTTGCCCACTATGTCTTTGAAGGGCAACTTTTCCAGCAACGGACAGTCCTTGATGATGCTGAGGGCTATCCCCTTGACCACCTTGTCCGTTGACAGCTTTGCATAATCGACAAGGGTGTTCATACCCTGTTATCCTCCTATCGTTGCCGTTTGCGTTCCCTTTCCTCCAGGCCTTCACGCAGGAGGGCACCCGTGTCCACCTTGCTCAAGTTGCTTGTATCTATGCCGGGTGCTACGCTGGGGCCGCCAGTCTCCACGGTCTTGAGGCCGAGGCGCTGTTTCAGGCTGTTTATCTCGTCCAGCAATGGCCTGGCCACCTCAGCGGCCAGAGCTTTCATCTCATCTTTGCGGGCTTTCTCAGCCTGCTCCGAACGGCCTTCATGCTCGGCCTTGTAGCTGGCAATCTTCTCCATCGCCTCCGCGGGCCCGCTTAGTTTGCCGAAGAAGTCCTGGAAGCCCTTGCTGCCGATGTCAAGGCCCTCATCCCTCGCCGCCTTATAGAATGCGGCCACTGCCTGCTGGACAGCCGTAGGTTGCTGCTTGCGCCGGACCTCCCATGCCTGCCGCCGGGGCTCGTAATCCTCAGCATCCCGGTCATGTGAAAGGGCCACGCCTTCTTCTATGGCGGCTAACCTTGTGAGCACAGCCTCCCTATCGTCAAGCTGCGCCTTCATGCGCCTGATAGTGGCGTCCCTTTCCTTGAGAACTTTACGGATTCCCTCTTCACCTTTCTGGGCGGCAGCGGGCTCCTCTGGCTTTTCCCTGGCGGGCTCAGTTACCTTGCCGCCTTTGGCCTCCGGCTCCTCAGCCTCTAGCTCCACGACAAGGTCTTCATCATCCGCCGCAGCCTGGGCCACAGCAGCGCCCTCATCCGGAAGGGTCTTCTCCTCGGGCACGGTATTCCTCCTTTGCCTCCGCGGGGGAGCAACCCTGCTTGAACGAAAAGAGCGGGGGAGCGCCCAGACCGCTCAAGCCCGGGTTGCTCCCCCGCTCTTAAATTGACCTGGCCTAACGATAATACATGGACAGCATTTTGTCAATCATGGGATAGGCCCGCCTCACCGCTGCCCTCTTCAGGCTTATCTCCTGTTGTGCCATCTTCACCCCGGTGGCCCTGCGCCTCAGCAGGCCAGCCCTGGCCTTATCGGTGCCTTCGAGCCACTCCAGGTAACCGGCCTGGGCCAGGGCCCCGGGGTATTTGGCCCACACCTCATCTGCTATCTCCCAGTAGGGCTCAAGCAGCTCTCTAGCTTGCCTGAGTTCCTGCATGGCTTGTGGCTCATCCTTGCGCCCCCACCGGATGCGGCTCTGCACATAATCCCAGATCCGGCTACCCCACTTCTGCCGGAATGTGTTTTCAGCATCTTTCCGGGCCTCGTAGTCATACTCCCCGAACTGGTCTTCCCCCACCATCTCTGCCATAGCCCAGTATTCCTCATAGGCCACATCGCCTACAAAGGGAAGCACCTCACTGGTTGCCCTCTCCCCTGCCCACTTATCAAACAATGGCTTGACTGCAGGATGGCGGGCGTCTATATCTTGCAAGACAGCCTGATACCTGTCTTTTATAGTGCCGGACTGCTCACGGAACCAGGAGCCGGTTTTACCAGCCAGAAGCCCTTGCTGCGCCTTCTGTAGCGGCTCAAGGTAATAGGTTTGCCGTGCTCTTTCCCTCTCCTTGCTCCATTCCGCATAATCTGTGTAATCGCCCCCAGCACGCTCTATAAACTGCCGGTGGGCAGCCTCCGTAGCATCCCGGAGTTTTTTATCGCCCTCTATGAGTTCTAGCTGCGCCAACCTCCCATAATGGCTACCTACCTCATCCCAGGCCAGGCCATAACTTTGATAAGCGGCTTCATCCTGGCGCTTGTCCCTCTGCCCTGCTGGGGAGATGGGGTAAGCCCGGGCACCACCTATTTGAGCGGCCATGCCTATAGAGAGGCCGCCAACGTTTGTTGCTTCCCCGAAACGGGAGCCCACCACGTCCTGCAACCAGAAAGGCAAGGCATTGCCGGCCACAATATCCCTGGTCAGTGTCATAGGGTCATCCATTGTCAGCGGTTCGCCCAGGTAATTACGGCCCCTGAGCAGGTCAATAGTCTGGCTAGCAGGCTGCGAGGCACGGCTATACCAGAACCGCAAGAGCGGGTTGCGCCCTGGATCAGGGGCGGCAAAGGCATGAGGGTCTTTTTCAACAGCTGCCGTTATCTTGCCCAAAGTCTTGGCCGCCGCCACCCATACGGAGCCAGGCCCTACCCTCTGGCCCAGGATTTCTACAGTAAAACAATGCGGGTCACGGGGGTCAAGTTTCGGCTCCTGCCTGAGCGCCAGGCAAGCAGCTACATAGGAAGCAAGCCCAGCAGCCACAAACCTGGCCATATTTTCCCGTGCCAGGTGCCCCCGCAATCCGCCGCGGCTCAAATCCATAAGTATAACACCAAAAGCCCGTGTATAACGGGGGGCAAAAAGCATGACACTTTCGGCAACTGTTTGCCTGGTGTTTATGCCCAACTTCTTGGCGGCCCCTGTGCCCGTCCATGCTGCGATGTGGGCACCCAGTTGCTCCTCCCAATTGGCGGCGCCCATGCGCTTGAGGGATGGTGCCATAGCCTCCCACATATAGAGCTGTGCGAGCTCTATAGCGCCCTCAAACATATCAGCGGCGGCCCCAGCCACCTTGCCCACCACAGGCGCCCGCTCCAGGAGCCCGCCTTTGATAGCCGCCTCAGTATAATCGGAAGCTGAGGTCACACCAGCACGAGTCAAACCCTCAAAGGCGGCGGCATGGGCTGCCCTCTGCTCGGCCCTATACATCGGGTTGGCAGCTATCTTAAACATCCCTATTTGTGACCTCACCCATGCCCTGGGGTTAGAGCCCAGGAGGGGCAGCAGGTGGATAGTGCCCACGCCCACGTCAAAACCCGTCACGGCGAAGCGGGGTACAGAGATTGCCTGTTGAATGAATCTACTCGTGGCGCCCGCCCTGTCACCCATGGCCTTATTGAGGTAGTCCGCCGTTTCCTTATCGAATATGCGCCCACGGAAGGCCGGCATCACCACGGTGCCCTCTTCACCCAACCTCGGGGCGCTGGCTATATTCTTTGCCTTCTGATATTCAAACCTTGCCCTGGCCAGGCGGGTGGCGGCATCCCCCTTTATGGTGCGGGCCTCAGCAACAAGCTCCTTGAGGCTGGTTTTATCTGTGCTCCGCAATTTCTGCCCGAACTCAGGCATGTAGCGGTCAACAGCCGCCAGGGTTGAAGGATGCAGCCTTTCACCACGCCTTGCCCTCTGGACAAGCCCCTCCAGATGGCTTGCTGTGGTGTAAGAGCGGGCGGCATCCCCAGCCTCCCGCACTACACCCGGGAACCACGCCAGCAAGCGGGCTTTCGGCAGTTGCCCAAAGCCTTGCTTCTCCAACCACCTGGCAGCTTGGGCATGGGCCTGGGCGATGTAATGGCTGGCCAGATCGGCATGCATCACGGCGTAGGGATTTCCCTCATAGTTTATCCCGGCTTTTACGCCATCGGCCATCTCTTCATAAAAGCGGCTATTGCGGAACTTCTGTTTGGCCCCTATGGTGGTCTTCGGGCCAACTTTCGTTGCCAGGGGCTCCCCGTTCTTCCCCACAACAAACCGGGGCCAGCGCTCACCAGGGCCGGTGATATGCAATACCTTGAAATCTACACCCGCCTTCAGGCTCTGCCCAGTCTGTTGCTGGGCCAGGCCCGCCCATATCTCGCAGAACTCACGCTGGGCTGGATTGAGGCCGTATTGTTCAAAGTGCTCGGCCACATCACCTATAGCGGCCTCTACCTCTTGCCCCTGCTTGTTGACCTTGACCATAGCATTTTTCATGCCAGTGAACGGATTGCCCCGCGGCGCCCCTTTGGGATACTTCCTGGCCAACCTCACGGCCATCTGGCTGAGGACACCGGTGGCAAGGCCCCCAGCCTCGGCCTGAATCCGCCCCAGGGCTATGACAAGTTGTTCCGGCGCTGCATCGGCAAAGGCAGAAGGATTGAGCACCCTGCCCGCCCATTCCAATACTTTCTTGCCCGCCGCTATTTGGGCTATGCGGGGCCGCTCCGCCTGGACAAAAGCCCTGCCTACTACTTCATCTATAGAAGAGATGGGAGGCAGGCGCAGATATTCCACTGGCTCCGGCGGAACATAACGGCCTTTCGCAGCAGGCCTGACAGGAGGGCCAACCGGCGGTTCCATTGGCTGGATCTGAGCCAGTTCTTCAGCCCTCATCTCCCAGAAGGGCTTCTCTGGGGCGACATAAGAGCCGGCAAGCGGCGCTGGTGCATCGGGCTGGGTTGCTAATGGCTTCACTGCTTCTGGCGTTACGGGCACCCCGGCGGCTGGCGGCGGTGCTTCTACCCTGGGGGGTGCGGGTTCCACACGGGGCGGGGTTTGAGGAGCCACCTGGGGGATCTCCGCAGCGGGGGGCGCCCCAGGAATAATGCCTGCTAACTCAGCTTCCTGCTCTTCAGGTGTCATTGCTGCCTCCCGGTGCATATATGGCCTCTCTGGCCGGCCCCGCCACTGCTGAAGGAAGCTGTCGAAATCAACATCCGAAGGGAATTGATAAGAAGGTTCCAATACCTCATAGGCTTCGCCCGTTTTAGAATCTACATACCGTTTGGGCCTCAATGCCCATTCCTCAATCAAATCCATGGCTTCACGGCGGGTGATTATATTGGCATCCATGTCCTGTATCACCCTGGCCACAATGCGGTTAGGGTGAACCCGCTGGGCTTGCAGCCTTTGCAGGTCAAGCAGTAAATTCCTATATGGGCCAGGGCGGACGGCCTCTACGGGGGGTGTGGGTTCCACACGGGGCGGGGCTGGAGGTGCCACCTGGGGGGCTCCCGCTTGACCAACGGGAACGGCAGGCTCTATGGCCCCCTTTACCGCTGCGCTCTCTGCCCCAGGTGGCACGACGGGGCCAGCCTTCGCCGCCAAATCGTAGTCCTTCAGCACCTGAGCACTAAGCCGTTTCTCAAACTCCGCCTCATAATTCCCAAGCGTTTGCCTTTTTTGTATAGCACCCCCCTTCCGGTTCAATGCCTTGAAGTCTTCTGAGATAGCAGGACGCCAACCACCTGATACTCTATATTCGTAGTTTGGGTCTCCCGCAAAACGCACTACTGGTTGTCCTCCATCCCATCGCAAGACCAAGCCGATGTCATCCTTTGCCTTGATAAAAACAGGCTTATTTGCTTCATCTATGACAGTTCGGCCTTGAACGCCTTGCCTGAGAGTTGGACGAGCAGCCACCACCGCGGCGGGCTCTGGGGCTGCCATCTCCAGCTGCCCCCGTGCAATCCCGGCCTCACGAGCCGCCTTTGCCTGCATTACCTCAGCACCGGGCAACTGCCCCTTATAGGCCGTGGTGCCAGCGCCATACTCAGGGAGAAGTTGGCCTTGGGGTGCCCTTTCCCCTATGCCCATGCCTGCCTGCATGGCGGTTCGAGGCGCTTGCTCAACAGGCGCAGGCCGAGCCCGCAGTTCCCCAAGGTGTTTTTGCAAGGTGAACGCATAGGCGCCCAGTTCGGGTGAGGTCATTTGGGGGAAGGCATTGCGGGCAGCGCCATGATAGGGGGCTGCCCGTGCGTCTAACTCATTACCCGCCTTGGCCATTTCCCCCTCTACATCTGCTGCCACCTGGGCAGCCGTGGTGACACTGGGATCGCTCATGGTCTCTGCCAGGAACAGGTCTGCCTTCATGCCGCCCCGTCCCTCCTCAAACTGCGCCCTGGTCAAGGTGCTGCCAGGCACCCTCCCCTTGCGAGTGAGCAACCTGTCAATCTTGCCTATTTCACCAGCCAGCCTCTTGATTTCATCGGCGGCAACCTTCTGGGCTGGTGTGGCCTTCGGCAACCTGGCGAATTCCGCCTGCCCCCTGGCCGCCTTCTGCCCCATCATCCTGGCAAACCCTGTTACCTCACTCTCCGCCAT